TCGTGCGCCTCGCGGTCGATGGCGAGCTGCAACTGCGCCTTGTCCTTGAGGAGTGCCTTCTGACGGTCGCTTCCGGCCTGTTCGCCGGCGAGTTCCACCGTCAGCCGCTGCATTCGCATGGCGAGGATGCTGGCTTCGCTCTGGCCGAACATCCGGTAACGCTCGTCGGCTATTGCCTCCGCTTGCTCCTGCTCCTCGAACGCCTGCTGGCGGCGCTGCTCGGCGGCTTTGCTCCGGGCCTTCTCCACGTCCACGATCTCGCGCTGCTCGATCACGCCGAGCGCGTCGATGGCCGTCTTCTGGTCGAGCAGGATTTGGTCCCGCCGGGTGTTCTCGGCCTCGGTGAGCGTGCGCCGGTTCTTGAAGGGCTTCAGCGCGGCCTCGGCCGTGTCGTTGATCTCCTTGCGCTCGGCGGCGTAGCGGGCGCGCAGCTGGTCGACCTGCCGGTCGTACTCGTCGGCGATCTGCTCGGCAGCACGGGCGGCAGCGGCTTCGCGGAGCCGGTCGGCGGCGTCCGAGGCGCGGCGGGCCTCCGCCTCGGCAGAGCGTTGACCGCCGCGGTTGCTGCGCGTCCGGCTGCCGGTTTCGGTGGTTCCACTTCCGTTGCCATTCCCGTTGCCCTGCGTTGCTGCTGGGGCCGCTGGTGCAAGGGTACGGGCACGGTTCAGCACCTGCTCGGCAAACGCATCTGGGTTGCCAAACCTCTGGGCGTGTTCGCCCATCAGCACTACCGTACGGCGGATGGCTCCATCCCATGCCTCTGTCCCTTTCTGAAGATCCCGAATACTGGGCAGCATCTGCTGCATCACGTAGGCTCCTTCGTCCACCGCATCCGCGAAGGCTTGGGTGGTCTGCTGAGCGTCTTGGGCGATTGTCCAAGACGCACCGGCCAGTTCTTGCGCCGACGGTGCTACCCGCGTTAGCGCCCAGCCTGCGGCCCATCCTCCCGTGGTGCCTGCATAGCTGCTCGGATTAAAACGGTTCGCCAGCGCGATGTCGGGGGCGTTGCCCGACACATCTGCTGCCCGTGCCCTGGCACGGTCGCGGGCGTCACGGGCCTCCACTATCTGCCCAAACGCATTCCGTGCCGCTTCCTCGCGGCGCTCTTGGTTGAGCTGACGAAGCGTGTTGAGTTCGTTGCGTAGCTGCCCCTCGTGGATCACACTGGCATTGCCCATAGCATCGTACGAGGCCACGACGCCAGGGAAGAGCCGCCCGATCTCGGCGATGGTGCCGTTGAGGTCGTTCTGCGTCTTTTCGTGTTCATTCGAGTCTTCTTCCAGCGTCTTCAGCTTGGCGCTTAGTTCGTCGTAGCGCTCCGCCAGCGCCGCTGCCGCGTCGGTGTTGGCCAGTTCGTCGTTGAGCCGTCCGAACGTCTCCTCTACCGTTTCGCCGTCCCCAATCAAACTGTTCAACCCCTTGAGCAGGCCGGTGTAGGCAGGCAAGAGCGTCTGCCCGATCTCGGTGGCTGTCTTCGCGATGTTGGCCGCCAGCAAGTCTTCCTGATGGTTGGCCGACTCCGCCGCCTGCGCGTAGCTGCTGCCGATGCGCGTACCGGCCTCGAACGCTGCGTTGGCTGACGCCATGGACGTCGCCACCTTGTCGGCGTTCGTGGCCAGCGTGGTGAGCGTCAGGGTGTTCTCCTCGCCAAAGGCCGCGTCGATGGCGATCTTGCGCTGCACGTTGGACATGTCGCGCAGCTTGGACAGGTACAGCTCCATTGCCCGAAGCGGCTCTTTCGAGAACAGGTCGAGCCACGCCTGCTCGGTCATGCCTACGATGGGCGCGATCTTCTCCGCCTCGGTGACGAACTTGCCGATCGAGTTCTTGAGGCTGTTGCCCGCCGTCGGCGCGTCGATGCCGGCATCGACGAGCACGGCCACCAGCGCCGCCACCTCGGGGGCCGCCAGCCCCGCGTCGCGCCCCGCCGCACCCACCTCGCGCAGGCCCTTGACGATGTCGCCGACGTTCGAGGCCGTCGTGTCCGAGAGCGCGTCGATGGCCGAGCCGAGGTTGCGCGTCTGTTCGACCGGAAGGCCAAACGCGTTCTCGATCTTGGCCAGATGCTCCGCCGACTCGTCTGCCGCCTGCCCGGTGGCCACGGAGAACTGGATCACGTCCTTCGTGAAGGCGAGGATGTTGGCGCGCCCCTCGATGCCTGCCGATCCGGCGGCTTCGGCGATGGCCACCACGTCTTCTTGGCTCTTGCCCAGCTGCGCCGACAGGTCAAGGAGGTCTTGCCCGAGCGCCTGAAGCTCCGCGCCTTCCATCCCCGTCGTGCGTCCGACGGCGATCATCATCTCCTGAAAGTCCGCGGCCTGATTCGTGGCCGCCACCAGCCCGGCTCCGATGGCGGCCACACCAGCCATCGTGGCTCCGGCCGCAAGAGCCTTACCGCCCGAAAGCCCCAGACCCGCGCCGCGCATCTCCAGCCCATCGAGGCCGAGCAGCGACATCAGCCGCGAGCGGTTCCCCATCACGGCCTGTCCGGGCGCGTCGGCAATGCGGCGATCGCGCGCCGCACGGAGGGCCACGTCGAACTGCTGCATCTGCTGGCGCATCTTGCGCTCGGAGATGTCGCCTGCCCGCAACCGTTCTTCCAGCAGCATGCGGATGCGCCGCCGTTCCTCCTGGTACTCCGCCTCGATCGTCGCCCGTCGCCGCTGGCTCTCGTCCTTGATCGCCTCGATGGCCAGCCGCTTCCGGCGCTGCACCAGGTCTTCCATCTGCTTGGCCTTGACCGCATTCGCCCGCTGCTCGGCCTGGGCTTCTTTGGCGCGGAGCTTCTCCAGCTCCTTGGCGGCGGCGGCGTTGCCCGCCTTGGCAGCCGCCTCCAGCTCGCGGGCGATCTGCTTGGCGCTGTCGCCCGCGTTGAGGTTGAGCGTGATGGTGAGGAGGTCGGTGCGTGCCATCAGCTTCGGGCCTCCTCCCACGCTTGCCGCTCTTGCTCGTAGCGGTACTCCAGCCGAACGTTCATGGCCAGCGCCTCGTCGTAGGGCATGGCCATGGCCTCGACCGCGCTGCACACGCCTCCGGCTGCCAGCGCCGTGGCCAGCAGCCCGAGGTCTTCGTGGAGGAAGGAGCGCATCGCAGGTTCAGGAGGACGCATCAGGCCAAGTTGCGCACGAAGTCGCGCAGCGCTTCGATGAGCGCGGTCGACTTCACGAAGTAAAAAGGGAGCGCGTCCAGCACCTCGTCGGCTGTGATCTCGGCACTGGCCTGTTCGGGAGACACATCAAAGAGGAGCGCGCCCAGGTCGCCGAGCGCGCCGCGCCGTCCCACCTCGTGCAGCAGCACGCCCAGGTTGAGCGTCACCTCTCCCGTCGGCTGCGTCTGCACGACCGTTTGCTGCTCGATCGTGCTCGGCCCCGTGTGGGCGGCCGCTTCGGGTGCGGGAGGCGTGGACAGGTCGAAGCCCAGGTCGAGCAGCAGCGCGAACACCTTGGCGATGCGTCCGAGGGTGACGGGAGCAGGTTGACGAACGGGCATAGAGGGGGCGGGCGTGACGTGCAACTTCGCGCCCCGGCGAGGCTCACCTCCAACGCACCGCTGCAAAACAAAACCGGGCCGTACGGCACATCCGCACGACCCGGCTTCGGTGGGCAGCTCCGGCCCCTTTTCGGAGCCGCCCGGATGCGTTACGCGTCCTTGAACGGCGCGAGAGCTGCGGGCCAGTTGGCCTGGTCGCTCATCTTGACGGTGGCGCGGACGAAGGCGGGCACGTCGCCCTTGGCCGTGGCCTCGAGCTTGAAGGCGCGCATACGCTTGCCGGGCTTGGTGTCCATCTCCCAGCCCTTGTCGACGATGCCGTTTTGGATGCCGTAGACCTGGTGCAGCGCCGCACCCGTGCCGTCCTTGCCCGCCGGAAGCGGGTAGCGGTACTTGTGCGGGCCTTGGCTCAGGTACTTGTCGATGAGCGTCTGGGTCTTGTCGTCGGTCTCCTTGATGACGTTCTCGAGCACGAACGTCTCGCTCGTCGTGATGACCGCGCCGGTGAGTTGACCGGCTTCGTCCTTGTCCTTTTCGCTCTCGACGGCGAAGGAGATCTTGCCGCCGTCGAAGGTGCCGAAGATGTACCAGCCCGCCGTCGCGCCCGCGCCGTACACGTCCGTGTCGGACGCCTCGGCGGCGGAGAGGTAGACGGCGAGGCCGACGTTCGTGCCGCCGGTGTAGAGGTTCTGGGTGGTGTTGCGCTTGTCGAAGGTGGCCATCGTAAAAGACGGTTACGGGTGATGAAAAAGAGCGGTCACGCCTTGGCGGCGGCCTCGGTCTTGGCTGCCGGCGTGGCCTCGGCTTCGGCCTTGGTCGTCCGGGTGAAAGCCTTGCGCGTCTCGGCGTCGAGGCTCGCCACGTCGAGGCCGACGGCGGCGGTGGTTTCGCCTTGGTAGAGCGTGACGGTGTCGCCCTGATCGGGGCGCGCGAAGGTGTACGAGGGTGCGCCGGTGAGCGCGTAGTCGGCGAGTTCTTTGGCCATATCGGGCTTGGAGGGATAGAAGCGTTTAGAGCACGTCCGCACGGCAGCGGACGGTGTAGACGAAGAGCCGGTCGCCCTCGGCGGTGAAGGCGTCGGACTCGACGGCGAGGTCGAAGGCTGTGCCGCTGGAGAGGGCCAGGCGGTGACCGTCGAGCTGCGCCTCCACGGCCTCGATGATCGCCTCGGCGCTCTCGCCGGTGGCGCGGGCCACGACAACGATGTCGAGCGCGAAGGCCACCGGAGCCGTGCCCTCGCCGCCCAGAGACCGGCGGCTCCCGGCGTAGGAGACGAGCAGCCCGCCCTTGGGGCTTTTGAGCTTGGTGGTGAGCCACTCCTCGATGCTGTCGGCGTAGATCTCGCGCTGGAGCACGGCAAGCTGCGCGTGCTCGCCCAGGCGGGCCAGCACGGCAGCAAGCAGGGCGCGGCGGTCGTAGGCGGCCATCGGTCAGCGGAGGAAACGGTCGGCCCCTTGGGCGAGCGGGCCGGGCGTGGCGAGGACGGCACCGACCGACCCGGCGGCGTCGCTGGGCACTTCGCCCGCGACGGCGAGGCCGAGACTGGCCTTGCCCGACTGGACGCGTTCGAGGTAGCGGATGGCCGTGTCGTAGTCGGCCTTCGCCTTCTCGGTGGGGCGGTCGCGGTGCAGGTGGTAGTAGGCGACGCGGCAGGCGTGGAGCCGGACGATGGCCGGGATGCGGTCAGCGTCAAGCGGCAGCGCAGCCACGTCGACCAAGTACCCATCCACCTCGACGTCAGCCTGGGCGCATGCAGCATCCACGCGCTGTTCGAAGGCGGCGCTCGGATGCTCTTCCCCCGTCAGCACCGACAGATCGTCGGCACCGTACAGGTCGGTCATCTGGGCGAGCGTGGCGTACATCAGGCGGGGCGCTTCGTGCGCGAGGTCTTCTTGGCAGGCGCGGCGTCGGCGGCTTCAGCCACGAGCACGGCGGCGTTCGACGCCACCAAGCCCTCGCCGACGGTCGCATCGGCCTCGAACGTGTCGCCGGGAGCGAGGCGTTGCCCGTCGAGCAGGATGGGTTCGGTGGCGCGGTAGCGGGGCATCGAAGCGGTCGTAAAAGGGTGAGCGGGAAGAGGGACTCGAACCCTCGGCCTTGGCGGTGGAGACGCCGTGCTCTGCCAGCTGAGCTATTCCCGCAGGTGCTCGTCTCTCCGAGCCGTCACGCGCTGACGATGTGCCAGCCTCTTTTGCGTACCGCCCGGCGTTCAGCGGCAAGGCTGTCGGCACGTAGGCTCAGGCGACGTCTTGGAAGAGGTAGCCTGCCGCTGCGCCGGTGAGCACCGGCGAGGATTCGAGCAGCACCTGGTAGATCCACGAGTTCGTGGCGCGCTCGGCGTACGGCTCCGTCACGGCTGGGTGGCCGTTGAGCGTGTACATGTACCCGAAGCTCGGCGTCACCTGCGAGCGCGTGGCTGCCGGGGCCACGTAGCTCAGCATCGCGTCCTTGCCCCAAACGTCCTCGAAGGCGTCGTTGTCGTTGAGGAACACGGCGTCTCCCACCACGACCTCCTCGACGTCGAAGAGGTTGGCCAAGATGTCCAGCGTGACCGTGTCGCGGCCCGTGTACTTGATGCGCTCGATGATGCTCGGGTTCTCCTTGAGCGCCGCGAGACCCGCCGGGGAGAGCGTGAGCAGGTTGGGCCGCATGCCCGTGGTCGAGCGGATGACCTCGCCCGCGCCGCGGATCTGCTGGGCGGGGTTGCTGTCGCTGCTCGACCACTTGCTCGACCCGGCGAGCACCACCTTGTGGCTGTTGGCGTAGTTGGCCGCGTTGCGGGCAAGCTGCGCGGCCTCGTACTCCTCGTCGAGCGTGATCGTGTCCATCACGCCTTGCGTGGTACGCTGGCCGAGATCGATGCCCGGCACCTCGGCGGCGTCGCGCAGCTGCTCGAACGGCACCACGCCTTCGAGGCCGCGGTTCGTGAGCGCGTAGGGCTTGCCTTGGTGGCCAAACTGGACGCGCTTGAAGTTGGTGCCCGGAGCGCGCTTGGTGTTGACGAGCCGGAAGGATTCCTTGTCGAACTCGATCACGCGCCCGCCCGCCACCTCGACGGGAATGCGCGGGAAGAGCTTGTGCGCAATGCGCGTGGGGTGGGCGTAGCCCTGCAGGTGCGTCGTGAGGATCGGGTCGATCACACGCGCCTGGGCGGTAGTCATGCCAGCCATAAAAACGAGGAGGCTTGGGTGGAAGAGGTGAGGTCAGTTCTGGATGAGCAAGACCTCGACGAACTGGCCCGCAGCGGCAGCCGCCGTGAGCGCACGGCCCACGGTGGGGCCGTCGGTGCGGGTGACGGCGCGTCCTTGCGCGTCGGTCTCAATCGCTGCGCCCTTGGCAACGGCAGCCCCCGCCTCGACCGAAATCATGCCGATGGCGACGACGGCAACCGTCTCGCCCGCCACGGCGTCGGTGTCGGCCACGCCGACGGTGTTGGCCTTGGCCCCGGCCTGTGCGCCCGCGGTCGTCACGAACCGGTTGTGGAGGATCGCTCCGGCAGCGAGCACCGAGAGCGTGAGGATGTTGTGCTTGACGATGGCCTTGGACATGGCGTCGGGAAGAAGGGGAAGGGTGAATCAGGAGACGGCCTTGACGGCGTCGAGGTAGGCGGTGCCGGGGTGGGCGCTCTGGTAGGCGACGGCTCGCCCGTGTAGCACCGCACGCGACGGGTCGACGGTGAATCCTGCCGGAGCCGCGAATTCGACCGAGGTGGTTTCGCCGTTGGCGTTATGGGAGGCAGCGCCTCGTTCGGCGTAGTCCACTTGCTGCGGCAGACGGGCGAGCAAGCCGCGCAAGGTTTCGGCCACGCCGACGTCCTCGGCGTCGTCGCCCTCGCCAAACGAAACCGTCGCGCCGGCGGCATCGAGCGCGGCGAGCGTTTGCACGACGGCGGCGCGTTCGCGGGGCAGGAGTTGCCCCGACGCCACGAGCGGCTCGGCAAACGAGGCGGCGGCGTCAAGCCGGGCCTGCGCGGCGGCTTCCGCGTCCCGGCGGCGGGCCGCGTCGGCCTCCGCCTGCTGGCGGGCGGACTCGGCCTCGGCGCGCTGCGCGTCGGCCTGCGCCGCCTGCTCGGCAGCTGCGCTCTCGCGGGCGACCAGATCGGCCTCGCGGGCGTCCAGATCGGCAGCGCGAAGGGCCGCGCCGTCGGCTTCAGCCGGATCGTCTGCACCGGGCACAGCGTCGTCCTCGGCGGGAGCAGGCTCGTTCGCCGTCGGGGCGTCGGGGGCGGGCGTGTCGGCGGACGGCGCACCTTCGCCGCTGCCCTCGTCGTAGCGCAGGCTCGGCGTGGCCTGCTGAACCCCGGCGAGCCGTTCGACTTCGGCCACGTCCCACGGCGAGATGATGCGGTCGGCAGCCTCGAGGCCCACACCCGCCACAAACGCGTCGCGCACGCCCCGGAAGATGCGGGCGAAAAGCCCGAGCGGCAGCGCATCCTCAAAGGACGCCACGCCCTCTTCGCTGCCCGAGAACTCGATGTGCTTGAGGCCCTTCACCGCCGGCGGCTGCGCGCCGAGAAAGCCCACGTGGCGCAGGTAGAGCGTGCCCGGCGTCGGGTTCGACGGCGCGTCGGGCAGGTAGAAGCTCGCGCTGATGTGCTTGTAGCGCCCCGCCTCGACGATCTCCTCGAACTGCGCGTCCACCTGCGCCGGGATGGCGTGCAGGCCGTCCTCGTCCACCTCAAGGCGCTGCACCCAGCCGTAGGCGGGCAGGTCGTGGCGCGGATGACCCGCGACCAGCGGCGCTTCGTGGAGCGTGGGGTTGTACGCCAGCGCGGCGGCGGCGAGCGCTTCGGCGGAGAAGTCGAGCGTGGTGCCGCCGCTGTCGGTGTGGCGACCGGGCTTGAAGATGTGGATGCGGCGCATCGGATGGGCGTCGTCGGAGAACGTGCCCAACTTCCCCCGTTCGCGCTTCTCGGCTCCAACGCAGCGCTGCGGATTTTCCGGGCGCGTAGCAGGCGATTTGCGGCCTGCGCCGGCTCACCCGGCCCAACCCCCGGATTTTTCCTGTAAGGCACGTGAGCGGCTTCAAACGACCCGTAAATCCGCCCTTTCAACCCTCCGCTCCCAAACGATCGGCGACGAACGCCACGATCATCTCGCGGACGACGCTGCGGTCGTTCTCGCTCAGACCCACGAACGGGCGGGCGGGAATGTCCACCTTGAGGTTGCGCCCAGCCTTTCCGCCAAGCTGCTGGATGGCGGCGTAGATGCGCGACGAGCCGAGCGAGACGCTGTCGCCTGACACGCGTGGTGCGATGGATCGGCGCATCAGGCCGCTCTCCCGAAGCATTTGCTTGCTGGCCCGGTAACGCGCGAAGCCTGCTGTGACGGTGCGAACGCCACCCTTTCCCTTCTTGAAAACGCGACGGCCTTTCATTCGGTAGGCGAGGCCCAGCGTGACAGGGCTGAGCGGTGCCCATGCCGTGCCGTCGGGAGCGGTCTGCGTGTCGAAGCGCTCGTCGGTCGTGGTCTTCAGGTGCTCGCCGATCTCGGCCAAGAGCGGACGCTTGTCGCCAAGGCGACCCAGCCGCGCAGCCAGCACGGGGTCGAGGCCAAGGAGCGGATCGAAGAGGAGATAGGCGGGCACGGGAAACGAGCCGGGCTGAGAAGCGTAGTGAAGCCAGAGGTCAGATCGCGAGCCTGAGCCGTCGAACGGCTGGCGGTGCGCCGTCGGAGGAGTGACGCCCTCCCGCGATCAGATCTCGCCTTCCAGCAGGGTGAACTGGTTGGTGTCCTTAAGAGTGGAGATCGGCATCACGCTGGCGGTGCGGATGTAGTTGGAGGCGTGTTTGATTCGCTGCACCTTGATCGTGCGGTCCAGCATCAGGACCAGCCGTACGCGGTCTTGGCCCGGCAACTTCACGACCAGCCCATACCCGATGCCTCCGTGTGGGTTGGTCATGCGAACCAGAGCCGTCCCATGGCTGAAGAGGCGGGGCAGCTGTTGCACCTGCGCAGGCGATAGGGCGTGAGGCTTGTTGCTGCGCGCGAGATGGATGAGATCATCGTCGCGAACAACGACTGCCGCGCTGGGGATCTCCATGCCCTCGTGGTGAAGCGCCTCGCACCACGTTTTAGAGAGCGCACCCACTACGCGAACATCGCCAGCGGGCCGGTAGCCCTTGGCTCCCACCCGCATCGCCCACTCGGCGAAGTCTGCGGTGAGGTAGGTAACGGCGTGACGCTCGGTCTCGTCCCACACCGCCGAGGCGATGTCCCAGTCGAAGCGTAGCATCCGGTCGGCAAGGGCACGAGCAGCCGGAAGCCCTGCCTTGAGGCGTCCCGGCGCGTAGCCAAAGCCCGGCGAGATGCCTTCCGGCACGTCGTACGTGAGGCCCGTCTTGGCGTCTGTCCAGGGCTGGGTGACGACCGCCGGCGACGGATCTGGTCCGGTCTTGCCGAGGCGTTCGAGATCGCGCTCGGCGAGCGTGACGACGTGGCAGCCGCAGCCCCAACCGTTGGGCGGGTAGTGCGTCTGCCAGAACGGATCGTCGTGTCGCAGCACGAGACCGTTCCACGCTTTGTGCTGCTCGCGCGGATTGGCTGCGCCGCTGTGGCGGTAGCGCCAGTAGGGCCGGGCCGCGGTTACTGCCGGGTCGGTCATCTGCTCGTACCGCCCAGCTGCGTACGCGGCGGAGAGGTTCGTCTGGTAGATGACGTCGGTGCGCCACGCTCGGTAGGCGGCGGTGTCGGGGCGGTCGGCCCACGGCCACCCGTGCTTGATCACGAGAGCGTCGAAGTCCTTGCGGAACGTCTCCCGTGTCGTCCCCTCGGAAACGCCCTTGAGCACAGCGTCACGTAGCCCTTGCAACAGGTCGCCCTTGGCTACACCTGCCACCATAAAGGCCACGTCGTGCTGGGCCTGCCAGAGATCGTTCCACCGCTTCGTCGAGACGAGCGTCTTCTCCTCGAAGAAGCGAATGGCCTCGTCAAAGGGAATGCGGCCAAAGAGCACATCCTCATCCGTCACGGCGCACCTCCAGCATTCCAGCTTGGTGCGAGGCCACGAGCGCACGGCGCATCACCTCAGCAAAGTGCTCAGAAGGAAGATCAGGGAGAAGCTCAGGCAGCGATTCGGCAAACGCTGCAAGGTCGCCCGATGCGTCGAGGTGCTCCCGGATGCGGGCCACCCACGAGGCGACCTCTGGCGAGGCCGCGCCGTTTAGTTCGTCGCCCCACGCCGGAAGCATCGCCCCCACGCGCGGCGTGAATTCCTCGGCGAAGGCTGCGCCGAGGGTGTCGGCGGAAGGGGAAATGGGGCTGGCTACTGCGTCGACGCGTTCGTAAACGCCGACGCCGTACGCCTCGTCCATCGCTTTTTGCGTGCGCCGGTAGCCGGTGGCGAACACCTTCTGGTCGCGGTCGGCCAGTGCCGCCTGATCTTCCGGCTCTTCGAAGCTGTACCACACCGACGGCGGGGTGGCGCTGGGGAAGTTCCACGCGGTGAGCCAGCGCACCGGCCCCGCGTTGAAGCTGCCGCAGATGACGTCGGCGTCGCCCTTGATCACCTCCTCGGCCACCTCGGCGTGGACGTCGGCCTGCGACGATCCCAGCCCCGACGCCTGCGCATCGGTCGTCATCGTCTGGCTGAGGATGACCTTGCTGATCGCCCTGTCCATCCGGTCGTAGACGTCGCCGTGTCCCGCCTGCCCCGCCCGCGCCGACTCGAGCATGTTGATCGACATGCCGTCGGGCGTCACGATCGCACTGTCGGTGCGGAGCGCGTGGAGCGTGTAGAGGAGCTTGGCCTGCTCGTGCTGCGGCGTGCCCGGCGGGTACGTGCCGTGCGGCACCGGCGCAGCCCAGCGGTCGAGCAGCTTGAGCCAGGCGGCCAGACCGTTGCGCTTGAACCACACGGGCCAGTACACCCAGTGCGCGAGGCCCGTGCCGTACGGATCGTCGTCGTGGTCGGAGCCGACGCTGTACGTCCAGAACTTGGCGGGCGGCATCTCCTCGCCTCGCATCGTGTCGGCGGGGAGCAGCATCCGCAGCTCGCCCGAGTTGCCAAAGCGGAAGCGCTGGCGGTTGCGCACCCGGATGGCGTCGAGGGCGACATGCTGTCCGTCGCGGGCGTACATCATCTCGGCCACGTGGTAGCCGTAGAAGACGCCGTAATGGGCTTTGGAGACGGCTTTGTCCCACCCGCCGCCGCCGAGGCCGGCAAGCTGCTCGCGGAGCCAATCCGCCGCCTTCTTGTCTTCGCGCTTCGGGCCGCCCGGCTCCACGCGCCACTCGCGGGAGACCAGCCCCACCCGCCGCCGCTGGAGCGTGGCGAACACCTGGTCGTCCGACATCAGACGCTTGTAGGTGGCGAGGCTCGCCTCCCGGCTGCGCAGCAGGTCGTCCTCCCAGTCGAGTAGATCCCGCGCAAACGGACGGGTCACGTCGCGCCCGTCGGCCATGCCCGCGATCTCGCGCAGCAGCTCGCCCCCGCGCGCCGATGTCGGGGCGGAGGAGATCGGGCGACCAAACTGATCGAGGAGTTGGGACATGGGGTCAGCGCGTGAAACCGGAGGTGTCGAAGGAGGAAGGAAGCGTGGCGAAGCCGTCCGTCACGTCGAGGCCGGGCGGCGCGGTGCGCCCGCCGGTGGCGAAGCGGTCGGCTCCGGCGGTGGCCGCCGTAGGCGGGGCGCTCTGGAAGTCGATCGGCCCGGCAGCCGACAGGCTCGCGCTCCACATGAGCACGCCCGCAATCGCGGCGTCGCCGTGCCGCTGCCCGCCGTCGGCTCCTTTGCGTGTGCCGGTGGACGGCACCAGCGGGACGCCGTTTTGCACGACCACCTCGCCGTGGTCGGCCACGACGTCGGCATCGGCAGGCAGCACGACCTTGCGGTCTTCGAACGCTGCCTTGTAGCGAGGGAAGTGCTCGAGGTACCAACTCGCGTTCAACTTCACCTGCTGGATGCGCATCCCGTAGCGCTGCGCGGCCACCTCGGCGAGGTACGCACCGTTGCCGGTGGCGTCGTGCGCGCCCGCCACAAAACGCGGCAGACGATCGGCCACGTAGAACAGGATCTGGCGCTGGGCCTCGAACGGCACGCCGCGCAGTTCGATGGCGCAGAGCGTGCGCCGCACCAGGTTCTTCTCCTCTTGGGCGGGCAGCAGCACGGTTAGGTCGCCCGTGCGCCCGAAGTCGAGGCCGTAGAAGCTGCGGAGATCACCGTCCGCGTTTGCCAGGATGGGGCGAAGGTTGGCGAGACACCACCCAGCGATCTCGTCGACGCGGTCGGGTTCGGACTTGAGCGCCCACTCGGCGGGAAGCGAAAGCCGCACGACGGGGATCGCCTCGTCGGTGCACGCCTCGATGAGGACACGCGGCAGGTAGCGCCCCCCGCTTTTGGCCGGGACGCAGAACAGCTCCTCGCTTGCCCCGTCGCCGTAGAAGGCGACGATCTCCTCGCGCCAGGCGGCCTCGGCCTCCGGCGTCCACGCGTCGCCGGTCATCAGGCAGATGCGCCGGTAGAGGCCGTCCTCGAGGGCGTCGTCGAACGTGATCGTGTGCAGGCTGTAGGGCTTCTTGCCCTCCCGAATCTCTTGCACGAGGCCGTTGAACGGGTTCTCGACGCCGTTGTGCGTCGAGATCACGCGCAGGTCGCCGCCCCAGATGAGGAACGCCAACCCCGCTTTGAGCAGCTCGGCGGGGTGATCGACGAACGCGAACTCGTCGAAAATGGCGCGCCCCTTTTTCGAGCGCAGGTTGCGCGGAGCCGACGAGAGCGCCTGCACCACGTGGCCGCTCGCGAAGTTGACCTGGTAGACGAGCACGTCGCGGTCTTCGTCCTTGAGCACGACCTGTTCGATCTCGCCGGCGGCGAGGTTGTAGTGCTTGGCCCAGAACGCGACGTCCTTGACGAACTGCTGCGTCATGTCCTGGTTGTAGGCCATGTAGTACACGTCCATCCCGTTCGCCCGCGCTGCCGTGAGCGCGGCGTCGGCGGCTTCCGCCCACGAGAGACCGATGCGGCGGCTCTTCTGGCAGACTTTGACCTTCGCCTTGTCGGCCAGCCACGCCTGCTGATACGGCAAAAGCACATCCGGCACGCGCTCAAACGCGGGCGAAAGGTGCAGGTCAGTAGCGACGGGGGCTGTTTTCATGGGTCGACGTGCCAGATGCCAGCGGCGAAGGAGAGTAGCATCAGGAGACCGATCAGCACGAAGGCGTCGAGCACGTCCGTCCCCGTGTAGACGTGGGGCGTGGACGCCTCGCCCACCATCGAGACGCCCACCCCCAAGAGGAGGCAGAAGAGGCCGACGGCCACGAGGGCGAAGGGGTTGGTGCGGCGAGCCTGCATCACTTGCCCTCCCGCGCGACGGCGGCGTTGGCCCACATCACGACCTCTTCGAGCTTCGTCATCGCCAGTGTCTTCTCCCGGCCCTCGGGGCAAACCATGTCGAGCACGCGCGCGAAGTCGGCGGCGTCTTCGCGCAGCGTCTGGAAGCGCAGCACTTGATTCTCGGTGGGCGGGTGGTAGGTGAAGGCGTGGAGGATGCGCTGTTCGTTGTCGGACATAGCAGGTCAGCGGCTAAGGTTCAGAATCCCTGCACGCTCGGCCCCGAGGTCCACGCCCAATGAGCGGGCACCGGAGAGGATGGCGTACTCGGCGCTTTGTGCTCGGCGCTGGCGTCGCTCTTTGGCAGTCAACCCTTCCTCGGTGTCCGTCATCCACGACTGGTACCCCTCAAGCGGCAGGTCTCCGATCTCGCGTACGTTCCGAAGGGCGTCGAGGAGAGCAGCAGCGGCGGCGTCGAGATCGGCGAACCGGATACGCGCGGATTTGCTCTGGGCGTCGTACAGCATGATGGTCAGGAGGCAAGGCCGAGGATCTTGGCACGGATGGCGTCGGCGGCGGTGTCGGTGAGGCCGCCTGCCTTGGCGAGCGCGGCCACGTCGTCGGCGACGGCGCGGGCCTTCTCGCGCATCTCGGCGATGAACTTCTTCTGCTGGACGCCCGTGGCGTTGAGCTTGGCCACCATCAGCCCGAGGCTGGTGAGCGACACCTTGCCGGGGTCGCCCATCTCGACGAGCGTGTCGAACGCCTTCTGCTGCACGAGCTGCGTGAGCGCGTCGCCAAGGCGGCCTTCGTCGTCGCCCACGGCCTCGGCGATGGCCGTGGCCTGCTGGCTGGCCAGTTTGATGGCGGCCAGGCGTTCCTCGAACCGCTGCCCGTAGCGATGCACGGCGCTCCGGCTGATCTCGTAACCGGCCTCGGTCAGCCACGCTGCCAGATCGTCGTAGCCCGCGAAACCCGTCGCTACAAGCCGACGATCCAGCTCGGCGCGGACGTCGTCAGGGAGGGTCTGTACCTTCGAGCGAGAGGCCATCGGAAAGGGCGTAGCGGACGATGGAGAGGAGTTCGTCAACCGTCGGTTGCAGCAGGGTCGGCGCGGTGCCGAGGCGGGCCGGCTCGACGACGACGGCCATCCCCAAGCGGGTGCGTACGATCCGGGCGGTCAGTACCATTTGGATGGGCGACCCACGCCGACGGGGGCGGGCGCGTCGTACTCGACCACGTTCACGCCGAACGCCGTGAGGCGGGCGCGCCAGACCGGGCGGTCTACGTTCTCGATCACGAGCAGCCCGGCATCGGAGAGAAACATCAGCTGCTTGCGCACCTGGGCGGGCGTGATGCCGTGGCCGGCGTCCGAAAGCGCGTTCCGGATCGTGTCTTCGCTGACCGCCACGGGGCGGCCAGCCTCTACGGCACGCAGGGTGTACCAGCGCACGGCTTCGCGCTCGGCTTTTTCGAGGTCAACGTTCATGACGGGGACGTTTTGCGGTGAATCTCTTCGCGGATGCGGCGCTCGCTCTCGACGTTTTCGCGGTGGAGCGCGTCAAGCTTGGCGTCGATGGTGGTGGAAAACCTGATCCAGTCGTCGCGCCCGATGTACTGCGTGGGCAGCGAGGCGCACAGGTCGGCGTGCGCCGTCTGCAAGCCGTCGATCTTCTTCTCCAGCGTAGCCGTGCGCTCCTCTTGCGCCCGAAAGCGCTGGTCGAGGTACGCGTAGTAGCGCCCTTGCATGGTGCGCAGCGCCAGCAGCATCACGCCGCCGACGACCACCATCGAGATGATCTGAATCCAGAGTTCGCTCATGCGGGCGTCTCCTCGGTTTCGGCCAGTTCGGCCGCCTCGCCAAACGGCTCGATCCACTTGGCAAGCTGTTCGGCAACCTTGTCCACGATCGGGCGCACGTTCACGAACATCCGCAGCAGGCGCGGTATCGCGGCCAGCACCGTGCGCACCAGCCACGCCCGCACCGCTTCGCTGCGCAGCGCCCGCGCCACTTCGGCGCGGATATGGCGCTCCATCTTGGCCGGACTGAACGTCGCCGGAGCGCGGGTCGAGAAGTCGTCGAAGCGCACCTTCATTGGTCGTGGGGGTTGTTGGAGAGGCCCTTGGTTGTGACGAGGCGGAGGCCCGCGTTCACCATCGCCAACACGGCCAGCAGCGCGAAGTAGGCCCACTCGGGAAGCGTCTTCCGCAGTTCGCCGGTGGCCACCTCCACGATGGCCACGCCCGCGCCCACGATCGTGGCCACGTTGATCCACAGCGTCTTGGAGCGCCACCACGCCTTCGTCGACGGCGACGGCGACGTGCGGCGCAGCGCCACGGCGAAGGCCACGACGAGGCAGCCAAAGGCCAATCCCGCGAGCAGAAGGACGAACGCGATCATCGGGAAACCCTCCGGGCCTTCAGGCCCTGCTGGTAGAGGCGGCGCACCTTCGCTGCGGCCTCGGCCTTCGTGACCGCGCCGTCGGCGTTCAGGTCGAGGCCGCGGTTCACCCGGTAGGCCGCGCCGTCGGCCCCGCGCCAGAGCACGTAGTCCAGCGGCTTGCCGACCGCCTTGGGCCAGAGGATGGCCATGTACACGTCCTCCACCGTCGTCAGCCGCCCGGCGTAGGGCGCGAAGTACCTCTCGACGTAGTCGAGCTGCTCGCACGGCGTCATCTTGGCCAGCGCCGTCGTGGTGGTGCCGAGGCGCTTGGCCGTGTAGGCCATGAACTGGATGAGGCCGGTGGCCGTCGAGCGCGGGTTGCGCACCGATGGCGAAAACGTCAACCCCGTCTCGAAGGCCATTCCAGCCATCAGGTGGTTGGCGTCGAGGCGCAGACGGGCGGCGATGGCGCACACCTTTTCGGCGAACGCCCCGCTCACGCGGTCGCGGTAGATGAGACTGTCGGGCGTGGTAGGCATGGCGAAACGGAAAGGCCCTGCCCCTCGGGTGAGAGGCAGGGCCAGTTTCGCGTAGCAGACAGCGGCGTCTCCACAGCAGCGCTGCGGATTCCATCGTCCCGAACCCTCAGCTTTTGGCCAGCGCCACGTCGCGCACCCAGCGTCGCGACATCCGGAAGCGCTGGGCGAGATCGCTCGCGTTGCGGCCGTTGTAGAGCCGCCGCACGTCGCGCTTCACCGCGGCCTCGTGCAGCGTGCCCGGTGCGGGGATGTAAACCGACTCTCCCCCGCGCAGCCGGATGATGGTGCGCACGAGGCCCCGGCTGTGGTTGGCCGCCACGTCCTCCAGCCACTCCGACATCCGCGCCTGCTCCTTCTTGGGCACGGTGAACGTCATCTCGCCCCACCGGCTCACGAGAAACCGCACGGCCTCCAGTCCGGACGCGTCGGCCAGCTCGGCCAGCCAGTCGGAGTGGGCGTCGAGGTCTTGGCGCTCGATGCGCGGCCACCCGTCGAAGTCGAGGGCGGTTTGGGCGGTCGATGCGGGGCGGCGGGACATAGGGGCGAACGAAAAAGGTCAGGCCGCGCGGCGCGTGCCGGGCTTCCGTGTGCCGGAGCGCAGCCGCGACAGCCACGCCTTGAGCATCTCGATGGCTTTACTCGCCTGCTCGGGGCTGAGCCAGCGCACGTGGTCGACGGCGAAGGAGCGCTTGATCCACGCGTTCAGGGCCACGACCTCGTCGCTCTTGGCCGCGCCCTTCTGGCAGAGCGTGAGCCACAGCTGCTTGATCATCTGCACCTGCGGCGTGTCGGCCTCGGGGTCGATGCGGACGCGCTCGCGGCTCCGGGCGAAGCCGTTCTTGCGCAGCGTCTCCAGCACAACGCGGCGTTCGGCTTCGGTGAGGTCTTTGGTCGAGCGTTTGCCCGTGGCCTCGAACAGAAAGGCGCGGCGGGCCTCGTCGTCGCTGCCGAAAAGCTGCTTGCAGCCGATCTGGATGGCGGCGATTTCCTTGCGGCGGAGGTCGGTGCTCATAGGTCGAGGGCGGTTTGGGTGGCCGAGCGGCGGGCCTTCTCGGTCACGTAGTCTTGGAGGATGGCCTCGGCAATCGCGATCTGGCGGTCGGCGTCGGCCTGCGTCATCCGGCGGTCGGCCACGCGCTTCGGGTAGACGCGGTAGCGCATCCCGATCTCGCGCCGCAGCGCCGCGATCTTGTCGTCGATCGTGATGGCCATCGCATTTAGGTATTGAGCAAACCCCGCTTCGCAGCAGCGCCAGCCACCTCAGCGAGGGTGTGCAGGGCGCGGACGGTCTCGTCTGTAGGGTTCTGGTCGAGAGACGCGCGGAGCGTGTAGGATTCACCCTCGCCCGTCGTGCCGTTCAGGATCGCCCAGATGCGCCCGACAGGCGTGACGTGACGGTTGAGGCATAGCCACCATCCTCCCTTGCCCTCGCACTGCCAGCAGCGGACGTTGGCTGCTGGGTAGCGGCAGCAGCAGGCGTCTTCTCCGCAATCGTGGTGCGAGATGCCCTCGCCGTTGCATTGGTCGCAGTGTTCCCAGAACAGATCGCTGCCGCACGTGGGGCACTCTGGATAGTCGGCGTCGGGGTCGCGCCCGTCGCGGTTGATGTTGTAGTCCATAGCGATCAGGCGAAGTTGAGGGCCAGTTTGATCTGCGGCGCGACGAACGCGGCGGCGGACTCCTCGGTGACGGCGGCGAAGTGCTCCTCGGCAGCCTCCCATTGATCGTCGTCTGGCCATTGAAAAGCCGACGAACACACGCCCAAGCCGGGCGGCATGTAGTGGTAGCGAACCTCGACATGCTTGTGGTCGGGGCTGCGGCCTATCGTGACGAGGATCTGCCCCATCGTGGGATGGGTGAAGAGTTTTGCGAAGATGTCCATGGTGGTTTACTCCCCCGCTTTGCGGGTTTGGAAGAAGTCTTGGAGGTCGTCCTCGCGGGCCATCACCACGCGGGCGAAGGTCGGCGAGTAGTTGTTGTTGAGCTTGAACGGCTCGGCGGGATCGGGCTTGGTCTCGTCCTCGTGCAGGTAGCGCACGATCTCCATCACGCCCTTGATCGAGTAGCGGGTGTAGCCCCGCGCCTTGAGCTGCCGGGCGATGCGCACGACGGCGTCGTACACCTCCGGGTGGGCGTCGAGGAAGGCGCGGGCGCGCTCCTCGTGCGTGGCATCCTCCGCCAGCGGCTCCGGCTCGGACGCCTCGGGCGTGTCGAAGAGGGTCGGGGCGTCGGTCATGGCAGGGTTGGGTCTTGGGGCGCTCGGCGCGGGCGGCGGCGCACACCGAGGCGGTTGCACCAGTTCTTGAGCGCGGTGAAGGGCACGCCCGCCGCCTCGGCAGCCTCGGCGTGGGTGTGGCCGTCCCGGAAGAGCGCCAGGGCGTGGCCTACCGCCGAGGGCGGGTAGCTCACGCCGATCGCCCGCCCCGTCTCGGCGTCGCGGTAGACGAGACCCGGATTCTTCCTCGGCCTCTTAGGCGGACGTTTGGCGGCGTTCTCGGGCGGACGCTTCGCGGACGTCTTGGGCGGTCGCTTCACGGGTTGCCGGGGCGTCACGCCAAGGCGCGACACCCATTCGGCGATGGTGCTCGGATGCACGCCCGACGCGGCTTCGATCTCGGCCATCGGCGCGCCCATGCGGTAGAGCGCCATCGCCTCCCCGACCACCGAAGCAGGCGTCTTGGTGCGCATCGCCACGCCGCTCACCGGGTCGGTGTAGGTGTGGAGCATCGCCTTCGGTTCGGGGCTTTGCGGCGGCACGGCGGCAGGAACGGCGCACGTCGCGGGCGTGGGCGGCGCGGGCATCTCCTGCTCGATGCGGCAGGCCGTGCGGTAGGACACCGGCGTACGGCTCGTGCCGCGCTCCCACCACGCCTCGGCGCGGGCGTGGAAGACGACCAGCCGCCAGCCGGTCTCCATCTGCTGCTCGGCCCAGCGCATCCAGCGCGGACGGCGGTCGACGCCGTCGAGCGTGAGGTCACGCCGCTGGGGGATGATCACGTTGGCCATGGCTCAGTTGCGGCTACGGGTGAGCGTTTCGAGCACCGGCGGCAGCACGCCCTCGCGCACGACGCGGGTGTGCCGCGCCGCCTTGCCGAAGACGAGCACCTGCTGCTCGTGGTGCGCGGCCTGCTCGACGAGCACGGGCGCGTGGAGGTAGTCCTCGAAGCTGCTGCCCGTCCAGTAGCCGATGCACCGGGACTGGTAGCGATCCGCCCAGTAGGCGATGTCGGCGGTGCTCATCGGCTCGCCGAGGCGCTGGCGCATCGACTGGAACAGATCGTCGTCGGTGACGGGCGGCGGAGGCGACGGGCGCTCTTGAAGCATCGGGACGACGAGCACGAACACCACGAGGGTCAGAAAAAGGAGCGTTTGCATCGTTCGAAAGGGAGGTGTACGGGGCCGGTAAAGGCCCCGTACGGGTTCAGCGGGAGAGGTCGGGCCAGATCTGGCACGCCAAGTCCACGACCGCACGGGCGTCGTCGTGGTAGGCCGTCAGGTCGTAGGTGCGGCCCTCGCGGGCATCCTCGGCGGCAGCTTCGCGCGTGGTGGCCATCTTCTTGACGGCGGCGTGCAGCCGGTCGTAGCTCGTCGGCAGCTGCGCCTCGACGGTCTCGCGGGCGGCCTTGGCCAACTGGGCCAGCGTGATGCCGGACGACTCCGGCACGATCAGCACGAGCACGTCGTCGAGGCCGCGCTCTTCGAGCCAGCCCTTGACGAGCGCGCACATCAGCGCCGTCTCGCCGATCTGGACGAACGGCTGCGTGCGCAGGATCAGGATGTCGTTCGGCTCCGGGCGGAGGCGTTCGACCGCGCGAACGACGCCCGCGCCGGACACGTCGACGACGGTGGTCTTGTAGTCGACGCGCTCGTCCGTCGTTGGGGTGAGGGTCTCAGCCATGCTGCGCCTCCCCGCGCTGCTGCGCGGCCGACAGAACGAGCGTCTTGAGCGCCTCTTCGTAGCGACCCGAGAGCATGCAAAGCGCCACGTACGGGCGCTCGATCGCGTCGGGTTGCATGGCCACCGCGCCGAGGCAGGCGGCGTAGAGGAGCGCGGAGCAGTCGTGCTCGGCGATCCCGTTCCACGCTTCGTGGTCGAGTTCTTCCAGTACGGGAAGGTCGTTAGGAACGGGCTGCACCGACGGCAGCACCTCGTTGAGTTTGGTCAGAACGGCCGCCACATTGGGCGGCAGGGCGGTGATATCGATCATTGGGGCTTGCAGGTAGGGTTGAAGGGGCACGTCGGGCAGGTTTGCCAGAGGCGCACCCGGAGCGGGTTGGTGGCGGCGAAGGGGCGGTTGCGCTCTGCGGCGCAGCGGGAGAGCGGGATCTCGCCGAGCACGGGGCACGGCACCGACGTCGCGCCGTAGACCTCGATCACGCGCTGGCGCACGAGATCCACGCGCCCGGCGTATTTGCCTTTGAGCACCTGGCTGACGACGGCGGGCGAGTAGCCGAGCCGCTTGGCGACGGCGGTGGCCGTGCTGGCGTCGACGGCCTCGCGAAGGAGGCCCATCCAGTCGAGGACGTCATCCATGGCGCACCTCCCCGCGTGGGCTTGTGGGGCGGCCCTTGACGAGCGGGGCGACGGGGCCGGTGTCGCGCAGCAAGCGGTAGAGCCGGAAGCTGCCCGGTGTGCCGTTGGGCTGTTTTCGCCCTTCAGGCCGGATGTGACCGCTTTTGACCAGCAGCGAAACGAAGCTTGTGGCGTTGGTACGGCTGATGCCCGAGTGTGCTTGCAGATCGCCAACCGTGAAGGTGCGCAGGATGCGGATGGCCGTCCACGCAAGCTGTCTCCCATCCGCCGACGTCGGCTTCGCCGGCGGAGAGGCAACAACCTCGTAGACGTTCACACGCCCGCGCAGCGCACCCTGTTGGGCCTCCAACACCCGCACATGGCCGGAACGCTTGAGTTCGTTCACCACGTTCTGGGCGGTAGAGCGTCCAACGCCGCAAGCCTCAATGTCTGCGATGGTAAAGCGAGAGTGCGATCGAATGAAGTCCCCTGCCCTCTCGCGCTGAGTGGGCGGTTTCATGCGGCGCGGCGGGTTGCGGTGGGCGTGACGTGGTCGAGCCACAGCGGCGTCTTCCGGCCGAACTGCTCCAGCCCAATCCGGGCGAGCGCGGGCGAGGACGCGCGCGCCGCCGCCTCGATGCGCGAGATCGCAATCACGATCCGCCCGATGTTGGCCTCGCAGCGGTCGTGCACGTGCTGCACGAGGTCGTCGTCGACGGCCACCTCGCACACCGTGTCGATCACGAGGCGTGTGTCGGCAAGGGTTAGGCCCGCGAACTCGACCCACTGGGTGAGCCGACGCATGAACCGCCCGCCGCCGAGGTTGCGCAGCCGCTTCTTGAACTCCTCCATCCCCACGAACACAACCGGCACGCCCGTCATGTCGTAGATATCGCGCAGCGCGTCGATCATGTCGCCGCGCCCGCGCAGCAGGTAGTCGGCCTCGTCGACGATGATCGGCCGCTTCACGTCGGAGAGCGTCTCGATGATGGCGTCCATCATCTGCTGGCGGCGGCTCGACGTGGGCAGCTGAAGCTCGCGGCAGAGCGCCTGCAGCATCGTCGTCATCGTCCAGGCCGACGTGGCCCGCAGGAACATAGCGTTGAAGCGCAGCGCCACGTCCACGATGACGGTGGACTTGCCCTCGCCGGGGCGGCCCCACAGGATGACCATGCCCTCCGTGCCCTGCGGCCGGTTGATGGCGTTGCCCATGGCGAGGCGGAA